GTAGGTCACCTGTCTGGGGTCCTCCACAAACACGTGGTCCGTCATGGGGCGCACCGTCTCCGCGCTGCACGCCTCCAGCACCGCCCCCTTCAGCTCCTCCGACGCCGGTGTCCCGCCCTGGGTCAGTACATACAGCTTCACCACGCCCCCCTCCGGGGATGTGGGCACCACGTCGGTGATCTCCGTGCTGACCCGCTTTGCAAAGTAGATGTAGCCCCCCATGGGCCCCGCGCAGGAGTAGGCGTCCATGGAAAGCCGCATCAGCTCGTAAAATTCGTCGTCGCTCGCTCTGTCGCCCCCGCCGTCCGACGCCGTCACGTTCTCGCAGGACAGGTAATAGGGGAACACGTCCACCAGGGTGCTGATCTGTCCGGCCACATATCCGTTGCCCGCCGTGCCCGGCGTCTGGCAGCGCACCTTCACCTCCACGGTGGTCTCGCCGATGTGGAAGTAGACGTCCTCCTCCGTCTCCCAGAACAGTACGCCGCTGGCGTCCGTCACCCGCGTCCCCGCCGGGATCAGCACCGCGAAGCTCTGGGCCTGGGAGATGGTGAAGCGCATGGTGCAGGTGCTCGCCGTGGCCTCCGGTCGGGTGCTGGCGTAGAAGATCTCCCCCAGGTTGTCCAGGTTCTCCCCCTCCGCCCGGCTGGGGAGGTTCTGGTTTCCGATGTAGTTTTCCCGTACCCGCTCGTGGAGGACGATCTGCGCCATCCACTGGATAAACAGCCGCTCCGGGGACGCCGGTTGGACCGTCACCCCCGTCAGAAGCTCATACACCCCCGTCATCCATTGGACGATCTCCGCCGGGTCCGTGGGAATGAACTGGTAATCCGTATTCCTACCCATTGATCTCCACCTCCACCGTCGGGATCAGTCTTCCGTTCAGCTCGTCCCGCTGGAATGTGACGCCCTTCACGGTGGCCCGCGGCTCCCATTGTTCCACGGCTTCCCGCACCATGGCCCTTGCCCTTGGCGCCGCCGTGGCCATGGGCTTGTCCAAAATGCTCATGTCCAGCCCGAAGTCCCGGTACAGGGGCACGCTCCCCTTTGCCGTGGTCAAGATCATCTTCACGCATTGCAGCACCGAGCGCACGGTCTCCTCCTCGCTGAGAACGACCTTTCCCAGGTCCACGCTGCTCACTGTATAGCTCATGCCCGCGCCCCCTCAGTCTCTTAGGTACTCCTGGAGCTTCACCTTCACCGTCGCGCTGTACAGGTTCCCGTCCACATCGGTCACCTCCATGCTCGTGGAGTGGCTTAAAACGCTCCAGCGGTATTTCCCATAACAGTGCTCCCCGATGGTCAGGGCCACCGCCGTGCCCTTGCGCTCATAGGTCCAGATCCGCACCAGCTCGTCCATGGGGTTCACCCCAAGCTCCGCCGTCAGCTGCACCTCAAAGGCGATCTGGTCCGGGTCCACACCTTCAAATTCCGTCAGGGCGTTGTCGTCGTGCCGCTCGTGGGTAGCCCATCGGGCCGACCCGCTCCACGTCCAGTTGGACAGCGTGCGCACCGTGTCCCGGCTGACCTGGAACACCACGCCCTCGTCGTCCCCGCCTGCGCCCATCCATCCGATCACCGCCACGCCTGTATCCCTCCGATCACATAGCCCTGGCCGTTGAAGATCCCGTCGTACAGGCATAGCACCTGCTCGTTGACCTTTGGCATCCAGGGCTTGATGACAAGGTCGTGCTTGTGCTCCTCAAAGGCAGCCTCTCCACTGCCCCCGCTCTCATACTCCGTCCTCTGGGGCTGTACATCATAGTCCGGGATGAAGGGCCGGCGGACCAGCACCGGCAGCCAGTCCGACGTCACGCTCCGCCCGTTGTGATCCACCCTGTCCTGGAAGATCACCCGCGCCAGCAGTTTGTCGTTGTCCACCGCCGTCACAGTCCCGACCCGCAGAGCGCAGCCTTCTCCGCTCATGTCCGTCTCCCCCCGTCCTTACCCGATCTTCCGCCCGGTGACCTGTGTGGTGTACCCGTTCCCGTCCACCGTGTGCTTGGCCTGGGAGATCATGTACTTTCCGCTCCACCCGCCCCAGCCCGTCAGCTGGATGGTCAGCCCCGCCATGTACCCAATGTTCCCCGGGAAGGTAAAGACCGCCGTGCGCTGGAACTTGTTGTGCAGCTTCAGCCGCTTGGCGGCCAGCTCCTGGGCCTCGCCGGCGCTGGCCACCTTGGCGGTGACCTCCAGCTGCTGGTTGTCCGCCGAGTCGCTGTCGTAGTCGTCGGCGTAGGCCGTCCCCTCGATCACCGCCCCCGTGGCCGGGTCCCGGTAGCTGACCCGGCAGGAGTCATACTTGGTCTGGGCCGTGCCGCTTTTCAGCTTGTAGCTCACGTACCCGCAGCCCCTGGTGATGGTCGCCACCGGCGCCGCGGCCTCGTACTTCGCCTGGTCGAACAGCACCAGCTTCCCGTCGGTGCATTTCAGCGCCACCCCCGCGTCCTGGCACAGCTGCTCCAAAAATGTGATGTCGCTCTGCTTGTCCTGCTCCACCCGCTCGTAGCTTGGGTCGCTGTCGCACTCGTACAGACAGGTGGTGCCGCCGTTTCCCGCGATCTCCTTCGCGATCCCGGACAGGGTGTAGCCCTCCCACGCCTTGGACCGCTTGGTCTGCTGGATGGCGGAGGAGAAGCCCAGCCCCACTCCCTTGATGGTCACGGTGGCCGGCGGCCCCTGGGCGGTCACGCTGTCCAGCTCGCACACGCCGCTTTTCAGCGTCCCGCTCTGGTTCGCCCAGCCCTTTGGCGTAATGGCGCAGGACAGCTTCAGCTTGCACCCCGCCGCCGCGTTCACCGCCTCCTCCAGCCAGCTCTCCAGCCAGATCCCGTTCCGGTCCTGGAGCTTGATCTGTAGGTCGTCCGCCGCCCCGTCCTCGTCGTCCGTGTAGGTCAGGGACAGGAAATAGGGCTTGATGTCCGCCGTAATATCCGTCCCGTCAAACGAGACCGTAAGCTCCGTCCTCCTGCTCTCTTCCACACTCTGTCTCCTTTCCAGTCCCCCGCAGGGTCATTCCGAGCCAGTGCGCACACTGGCGTGGGAATCCGTCCCCCGTCCTACCGCTTCCACGGCGGCACGCTCTGGTTCGTCTGCGTTTTCTTGATCTCCGGCAGCGTCAGCACCACCCCGGCGGGAAACACGAACGTCCCGATGTGCTCCTGGTTGGCCCACATCAGCTGTGCCGTGTAGTCCGTGCTCCCCAGCTCTCGGTAGGCGATGGCGTCCCAGTGGTCCCCCTGGACCGTGGTGTAGGTCTTAGACATAGGCTCTGCGCCTCCTGTCCTCGTCGATCTCCTCCAGCGCGTCCCGCACCTGTCGGGCGATCTCTCGCGCCGTGTCCTCCGTGGCGTTCCCTTCCACGTTCACGCTGACGGTGTAGCTGTTCCCGCCGTAGCTTTCCAATGCCGCCTGCGTCCGCGCGGCGGTCAGCACCCGCTCGCCCCCGCGGAAGCTCACCAGCTCCGGCCCGTGCTCGCCCACCAGGTGGATTCCCGCCGTGGCGTTGGTGGTGCCTCCGGCGTACCCGTCCATGCCCGGCGTCTTCAGCTGCGAGGTGGCGATGCTTGCGTTCTCCAAGCTCCGGTACGCCGTGCCCAGGGCCGCGTTGATGGCGTCCAGTGCCACTTGCTGAAATGCGGCGGAGATCGTCGGTGACTGATCCGCAAATCCGTCGATGTAGGCCATGGCCACTTGAAGCGCCGCGTCATAGGCGCCGTCCGTGTCCTCCGCGTTTTCAATGGCGGAGGAGATGGCGGCGCTCATGTCCTCCATGTCCCCGGCGATGTCCTGGGTGATCATGGTGTTGGTCCGGGCCGCCTCGTCCATGACCGCCTGATAGCGCAGCCAGGCGTTGATCATCTCTGTGACCTTCGCCGTGTCGCCCCGCTCCAGGGCGTCCGCGATCCCGGCGGCCACGTTGACGCTCTCCTCGCTGTAATCCCCGGCCAGGTCCGCCACCACCGCCGCCAGCCCGTCGATCTCCCCCGAATGGGACAGGATCGTCTCCAGGTTGGCGTTGTAGTTCGACCAGTACTGCGTGTGCTCGTTCAGGGTGTTCGTGATCTCGCCCACGCTCTTGGCGGCCACCTCCGGCAGCTCGTCCCAAAGGGATTCCTGCTTTCGGATGGACTCTCTTGCGTCCTCGTAGGCCTCGCTGTAGGCCGCGGCCAGCTCCTCCACAGAGGCCACCACATCCTCCACGGACACATTCAGATCCCGGTTGGCGTCCGCGCCGTCCTGGGCGTCCCCGACCATCTCCTTGTACGCCGCGTCCAGCAGCCCGACTTCCTCCGCCCCCTGCTCCACGGTCTCGTCGCACTCGGCCAGTGCGGCCTCGTAGGTGGCCACCGTGTCGCTGGCCTTGTCCCACTCGTGGTCCTGGTCCTCCAGGGCGTCGGTCAGTTCGTCGTACTTCTCCCGGTCCAAAAACGCCTCATAGGTCTGGGTCAGCGTCGGGTTTTCCTTGTTCCACGCCTGGGCCTTTTTCTCCGCCTCGTCGATCAGCGCGGCGCGCTCCTGCCAGATGGCGTTGTACTTCGCCTCGGCGTCTGTCTCGGCCTGCTTGGCCCGCGTCAGTTCAATGCTCTTTTTCTGCTGCTCCACCATGGCGGCGGCGTAATTCTGGTATACGCTCTGGTACTCCTCCTGGAGCGCCTGGGCCATGGCGTTTTCCTTCCACGCCTGGATGTTCTCCCGCAGGGCGTCCGTGGTGGTGTTCAGCACATAGGTCGTCCGTCCAAACTTGTCCGTGGTCTCGGTGATGTACTCCCCCAGCTCCGGCATGGTCTCCTCCAGCAGCGCCAGGGTGTTGTTGTACTCGGTGGAGCCCTGGTCCAGCTGGTCCAGCTTATCCAGGTAGTTTTCCGCCGCTGCCACTGTGGCCAGGGTCTGGGCCGTGGTGTCGTCGTAGGTGTCCCCCGCGTCCTCCATGGCCTGCCGCAGGGACAGGGTCTCCTCCGTCAGATCCGCCAGCTTCGGGATTCCCTCGGTGGCCTCGGTCGCCAGGGCCGTGACTGCGCTGACCGCCACGCCGATGGCCGCCGCCACCGCCAAAATCGGCCCCGCTCCCACGCCGAACAGGGTGCCCAGCTCCAGGGCCGCGACGGCCTTCTTCGCCGCCGCAATGGCCGTCAGCGCCGTGGTCACGCCCATCAGCACCGCCGCCGTCCCGGCCACGGTCTTCACCAAGGTCGGGTTGGCCTCCACAAAATCGCTGGCCAGGTCGAACACGTCCGTGCCCAGGCTGTACAGGCTCCGCATCTCCGGCTCGAACTGCTCCCCGATGGTGATCTTCAGCCCTTCCCAAGCGGATTGCATCAGGGTCAGGTCGCCCTTCATGTTGTCCAGCTTGATGTCGGCCATCTCCTGGGCGGCGCCGGAGCAGTCGTTGATGTCGTCGTACAGCTTCTGGAAGTCCTCGTCCGTGGCGTTCACGATCGCCAGCAGGCCGTTGTAGCCCCGCATACCCGCGATCCCGTAGGCGTTCTCAATCTTCTCCGCCCCGGTCATCTGGGAGAAATACTCCCGCAGCACCCGGACCGTCTCCATAAAGCTCTTGATGCTCCCGTCGGCGTTG